CAGATCATTTTATTGCCAAAGGAATTAGTGGTTTAGATGCTTTTACTGGGCATGTCAAACGAGTGGAGGATCATTTCTGGAATGTTCGGTTCAAGCAGTATCAACAGTGGAAAGAAGAATGGTGGAAGCAGTACCAAAAACGTGGCTACATCGATATGTTTACTGGGTTTCGTTGCAAAGGATTGATGGGATTCAATGACTGTATTAACTATCCTATTCAGGGATCTGCGTTTCATTGTTTGCTTTGGTCGTTTATTGCGTTAGATCGGATTAGTCAGGAGGAAAATTGGAAATCCAGATTGATTGGACAAATTCATGATTCTATTCTTGTTGATGTGTTTCCTCCGGAACTTGAGCATGTTGTGGCAACTATTAGACGGGTTACGTGTCAAGATTTGCCAAAGGCGTGGCATTGGATTATAACACCTTTAGAGATTGATGTTGAGCTGAGTGCGATTGATGCTTCTTGGGCGGAAAAGCAGATGCTTGCCGAAAATTGATTGAAATGTATAATATAGTAAGGGGATGATAAAATGTCATATAAAGATTGTCCATATTGTGATCAATGCTGAAAAAGATAGTGATGGAGAAATTCCTGTTTAGTTTACTTTGCTTGTTAGGTGGGGGTGCCTTATGGCATAGTCGGACCCTTGGGGCTGGCAGGTGGCGAGTTAGGGGTGCTCCTGTCCCCTGCCTACAAGATAAGGAGAGAAGAGTTGTCGTTATATCATAAGTATCGACCACAAAGATTTGAAGAGATGCAGGGCAATGAAGATACCGTTTCTGCTTTGCGTGGAGAGTTAAAGAAAGAGAATCATGCGCACGCTTTTCTTTTCAGTGGTCCAACTGGATGTGGGAAGACGACACTAGGCAGAATTGTGGCGAGAGAATTAGGTTGTGTTGGTTCGGATTTTCGAGAGGTTGATTCGGCTGATTTTAGAGGAATTGATACGATCCGGGAAATTAGAACACGATCTCAGTACGCTCCTCTTGAAGGAAAGATATTAGTCTGGTTAATAGACGAAGCCCATAAGTTGACTGGGGATGCACAGAATGCTTTTCTGAAAGCGTTGGAAGATGCCCCTGAGCATGTTTATTACATTTTGGCAACGACGGAGCCACATAGACTGATTGATACTATTAGAGGTCGGTGTGCTCGATATTCTCTTAATCCTTTATCTGATCAGGATATGAAACGTTTGCTCCGTCGCATTCTTCATAAAGAAGGAGAGCAAGGAGATAAGGAGTGGGGGGAGATTTTCGATCAGATTATTCAGGATAGTTTTGGTTACCCAAGGAATGCTCTACAGATCTTGGATCGTGTTTTGAATGTTCCTCAAGAATCAAGATTTGAAGAAGCGAAACGTGCCGCGGAACGGCAATCGGAAATCATTGAACTTTGTCGGACGCTTGTTAATTTAGGGCCTTGGAAGAAGGTTGCAAATATTCTTAGTTCTTTGAAGGAGCAGAATAAAGATCCAGAATCAATACGGCGGGCTATTCTAGGATATTGCCAAGCTGTTTTGCTGAGCAAAAGTGATATGAATGTGGCTTATCTGATGCAGGCTATGTTAAAACCATTTTATGATAATGGATGGCCACAACTTACTTTTTCTTGTTACGATGCATTGACAGATATACAGGAGGGGGAGAGATGAGTGAATTAGATTATGAGAAAGATATAGAGATTGATGAATCGGCGCTTGATGTCGAATGGTTGGATCAAGCCAATCTTGCTCTTCGATATGGTCGACACTATGTTGCTTTGAGGAGACAAGTGCAATTGGCAGAAGAACGAGTTAAGACTATTCGGAGTGATTTAATTGCTGAGGCGAATGAAGATCCAGAAGGAAAGCTTGGCAAATCCAAACCGAATGCCAGTGATATTGAAGCATATTATCGCAGATCTGAGGTGTATCGAAAAGCAAAAACAGATTTGATTGATAAGGAGTATGAGCTTGGATATGCGGAAATTGCGAAAAATGAGATTAGCTTTACTAGAAAAGCGGCTTTGGAAAACCTAGTGACACTGCATGGGCAACAGTATTTTGCTGGACCTAGAATACCCAGAAATTTATCTAAAGAGTGGGAAAATAGAAAACGACAAAAGGGAGTGGATGAGAAAATCGCGCGGGGAATGCGGAGAGAAAGGAGTGCTGTATGAAATGGGCTATTCTTATTACAATAGTTGTTTTATTTCTGCCATTTTATGTGTACATACTTAGCAAGAGCGCGACTCTTGGTAAGTTGAGGGCTATCGTTGATTCAGTTGATCACAAACAAGAAGAAAAGGAGAGTAAAGAGTATGAAAAAGACAAAGGAGAAAAGTAGTTTCAAAGATCGGGTAGCACGAAATAGCCATAAGCAGAAAACACAGGTTGCGCAGTATGGTTATTTGAATCTACCTGCAGGTGTGGAGATTTTCAAAGAAGAACCAAACTCTAGGGTGCTTTTAGATTTCATCCCATACAAGGTTTCGGCTATTACACATCTGGATCGTGATGATGATTTGGGCATTGCTGTTCCTGAAGAACTTTGGTATAAACGGCCATTCTGGGTCCATCGAAATGTTGGCATAAATAATGAGACAGTAGTGTGTCCGGTTTCTGCCGGCAGGCAATGTCCAATTTGCGAATATCGGGCGAAGCGGATACGAGAGAAGGCTGAGAAAGAGGAGCTTGATTCTCTCAAAAGATCATTGCGGAATTTGTATTTGGTGATTCCTCGTGGACATAAAGATTACGAGGAGAAGATTCACATCTGGGACATTAGCCAATTCCTATTCCAGAATCAACTTAATGAAGAGATTGAGGAAGATCCGGATTTGGCGAGCTTTCCTGATCTCGAAGGAGGATTATCTGTTCGTATTCGATTTGCTGAAGCCTCGATTGGCACAGGCAAACCGTTCGCCAGTACTTCTAGAATTGATATGAAAGATAGAGATGAAGATTATGGAGAGGAGATATTGAAGAAGGTCCCGGATTTAGATGAGTGTTTGAATATTCTTTCACATGATAAATTGGAGGCGAAATTCTTCGAGTTGGAATCCGAAGTCGAAGAAGAGCCAGAGGAAGAGCCGAAGAGAGCTTCATTTGACGACGATGATGACGATGATGATGCTCAAGGACGCGAAAAAACTTCTGAAGAGGAAGAAGAGCCGGAAGAGGACACACGCGCACGGCGTAGGGCGCAGAGAGAACGTAAGAAGAAAGAAGCTGAGCAGAAGGAAAAAAGAAAAGGACCAGAGTGTCCTCATGGACATGAGTTTGGAAAAGATTGCGATGCATATCCAGATGATTGTAATGATTGTGATGAATGGGATAAATGTATGGATGCTCAAGAAGCAATGGAGGCGGAAGAGTAGGGAGGTAGATCATGAAAACACACAAACGAGGGATGTTCCAAGAACAGCGTTTGATCGGAGGAACTGTTTCTCAACATTCAGCTGATGTTCTTGGATTGCTATCTTTGTACTTGAATAAATCCCGATCGACAATCGTTCGAGAGTTGATCGAACATAAGATCGATTCAGAAATAGCGATTGATGAAATGATCAGAGAGCTTGGCACTCGCGCACATAAAGCACTTAAAGTTGATGGAGGCAGGGTTACTAAAACCCTGCTTTATCAACATGAAAGAAAGATTAGAGAACAGTTGCGGAAGAAGAAAATCTCTCCCGATTACATCAATCGCATAATCGAGGAAATGAAAAGGCATGGAACGGACGATCAAGAAGATAATCCCATTGAGTGATCAAGTAAAAAATCACGCATCGCAGGAAGATGCTAAAGAACAAGAGTATGAAGGAAATATCGCAGAGATCATTAGCACTGGATCTACCTTACTCGATCTAGCTATTTCTGGAGGACGCGTTAGAGGAGGAGGATTACCAAGTGGTATCTTGGTAGAGATCTTCGGTCCTTTTGGTTCAGGCAAAACTGTTTTGCTTTGCGAAGTTGCTGGAGCGATACAGCGGCAAGGTGGCCAAGTGATGTTTCATGATCCAGAAGCTAGATTGAATAAACAGTTCGCTCGGCAGTTTGATTTGGATACTGATATCCTTGAGTATTCAACACCAGATACTGTGCCCGAAGTCTTTTCTAGCGTTCGAGAATGGAATCCAAAAGCGAGGGGCATCAATGGGATTTTTGCTGATTCCCTTGCCGCTTTATCCACTGAGATGGAGTTGTCTGATAAAGATCAGTATGGCATGCGTCGAGCAAAAGAATTCAGCGAAGAGTTGAGGAAAACATGTCGAGTACTTGTCAATAAGAATCTACTTATGGTGTGCAGTAATCAGGTTCGCCAGAATCTTGGAGCTGGTCCGTATGGGCAGAAGTATATTAGCCCGGGAGGGGAATCTATTGGTTTCTACTCTTCGCTTAGGTTGCGGACGAACAAGCCGTCTAAGATTAAGGAGAATAAGAAGATCGCGGGCAAAGATGTGACGCGGGTAGTTGGAGTTGAAGTTGAAGTTGAAGTGTTCAAATCATCTGTGTGGAAGCCGTATCGCACTGCTCCTTTGACGATTATTTTTGATTATGGCATTGATGATATTCGTCAGAATTTGCAATTCGTTAAAGACTATACCGAAAATAAGATGTACACCGTGGCTGGGGAGGGCCTGCATGCTTCTCTTGATAAATCAATCCAGATGGTTGAAGAAAATGAGTTGGTGAATATCTTGCGTAATGAAGTGATTGATTTGTGGGGGAAGATAGAACAACGTTTCGTTAAAGAGAGGAAACCGAAGCGATAATGAAGAAACGGATATCTATTCAATCGGCTAAAGGGAAAGGGCGGGTTCTTCAGCAATGGGTCTGTGCACAAATTTCTGAACTGACTGGATTCCCATGGGGGAAAGACCAACCTATTGAATCTCGCGGAGGAAGCCAATCGGGAGTGGATGTCCGGTTGGAAAAAGATGTGTTAAAAGTATTTCCGTTTTCGATAGAATGTAAATGGCAAGAATCATGGTCGATTCCAGGTTGGATTGAACAGGCCAAAGATAATCAAAAACTTAATACATATTGGCTTTTAGTTTGTAGGAGAAGTCGGGAGCGGGCAGTAGTAGTTATGGATGCTGAGCATTTTTTTCAGATTTTGAGGGGCGTGAATTTTGAGAAAGATGTATAATATAATATAAGAGGAGAGTAGAATGTTTTTCGAAATGGCGGGGGTGGCGGAACTAATATGCTTGGAAGACGCAATCGTTATGGGCGTAAACCCCTTGCGAGAACGCATCACGATGGAGGTTAAGAACTCTGTGCAGGTTCGAATCCTGCCCCCGCCACACCATGTGACAGGGATGTGGCAAAGAAAACCCCAAGGTTGAGTACGACGGAGCACAGGGGCTTCGCAACGTAATTCAAAAGCTCAACTACTTGTCACATACCGGGGCTGGCTTCGGCTGGCCCCACAACAAAGGAGGGAGCGATGGATACAGGAACAGGTAGATTTGTACCACTGCCGGACTTGGATGACGAAACCGTTGACACAATGCGGAAAAAGCATCCCAAGTCAAAAGGTATTTTCACAGTGGGCGAAGTACTGGAAATTCGTGGGTCTAGATTCCGGGTGAAAGATATTTCACCTTTTGGCATCAAGCTGAAATTACTCCCAGCAGACGACGAAAGGGGTGAGTGATGATTAAACCGGTGCCAATCTGTAGAACCTGTAAAAAGAAACTGAGCCTCCTGTATTTTGGCTCAAAAATGGGGGGTAAGCACGCTTCAATGTATGAATGTGTCAAGTGTAAAAGGAAAGTAGAAATATACGATGACGAACTTGCCCCATACGAACCGGAGCCAAAGCGGATTGAATATTAAAGGAGTGAGTAATGGAACTCAATATATGCCGATATTGTCACGGAGACAAAATCCTGCCCCCCGCCACACCATGAAGGGAGAAAGCCATGAGATGTGAAGGATGGGAAAGAAAAGGAGGTATTTTCACTTTAGGCCCCGTTAAGTGGGAACAATGTAAAAACGAGGCGGTAGTCATGATTGAGATTAAGCGAGAAGGGGAAGATACCCAAAAGTTGCCTGCGTGTCATGAGTGTTGGCAGAAGCTCATAGATGGGAAGGATCAGGATGGAGCAAAAATAGTCTCTGTCGAGCCGATAATGGGTGGTGATTAGTCCCCCGCTTCATAGAGAGATAAATATTTATGATTACTAAACTAAATATACAAAACTTTCAAAGCCATGCTAAGACATCTCTGGATTTCGATCCGGGAGTAATGTCATTATCGGGGCAAGTGATTCGGGCAAGACCGCAATCATCCGGGCTTTGCGGTGGTTGATTTGGAATCGTCCAAGAGGAGAAGCTTTCCGATCTTGGTGGGGAGGAGATACTGTAGTTAGTGTGGATCTTGGAGAGGATTTACAAGTATCGAGAGAACGAACGAAATCTAAGAATAAGTACATAGTAGGCAAACTAGAATTAGAGGCTATGGGCACAGAAATTCCCAAAGAAGTAGTGGAAGCGCTGAATGTTTCAGAAATCAATTTGCAACAGCAGTTGGATCGTCCTTTCTTGTTAGATGATAGTCCTGGAGAGGTTGCTCTACATTTTAATAAAATAGCGCAGCTTGATATTATTGATCGTGCTGTTTCTAATGTTCAGCGGTGGATTCGACAGCTTGTTGATAATATCGCATCAGAGGAACGGCAGTTGGCTGATGCAAAAAAGGAGCTTATCGAATTTGATTATCTTGAGGCGATGGAGCGGGATGTCGAGGTATTGGAAGAAATCGATGATGAGATTAGAAAATCTGCCTCTAATATGAGTAAGCTATCTCAGATAATTACTGAGATTTCACGTTTATCGGAACGGATCACAGCTAAGGCACAGATTCTTTCTCTACACACATCTGTGGAAAAGGCGCTAGAATTGTTAAGCCAAGTCAGTACCACACAAGCGAAACGAGATCAGCTTCATCAGATATTACAAGGAATCCACACATTCGAAGAAGAGATGTTGGAAATGCAGAATCTCCTCAAGGCTGAAGAATCAGTAAAAGAGGCTCTGCAACTTATGGATAAAGTACGAGATAAACGACATCATAAACAAGCTTTAGAACATATCGTATTGACGATCCAGGAAATAGAGGAACTTCTTGTAGCGGAGCAATCGAAGATTTCGAGAATGCAAAAGCGGATGCCAAAGATCTGCCCATTTTGTGGGCAAAGGATGCCTGATTGTGCAAAGAACCAATAAAGTTAAATCAGATTCAAAAGTAACAGCAATTCTTACGGCGGATTGGCACTTGCGTGAGACAGCTCCTGTTTGCCGCACTGATGATTTTTGGAATGCACAATGGCAGAAAGTGAACGAAGTGCGCAAACTTCAAGAGAAGCATCAATGTCCAGTGCTTCATGCGGGGGATTTGTTTGCACATTGGCGCCCATCTCCACATCTATTATCAAAGGCGATTGCAAGTTTGCCGAAGAAGTTTTACACAATCTATGGCAATCATGACTTACCTCAGCATTCTTTAGCGCTAGCTCATAAATCTGGATTGTATACCTTAGCTTCGGCGGGATCTGTTATACAGTTACACTATGGACATTGGGGGCAGCGGCCATTATCAGAGTTGACATGGCAGGGAAGACATGTTTTGGTGTGGCATGTAATGACGTGGAAAGGAGAGAAGCCCTGGCCAGGAATAGTCGATCTCCCAGCGATTCAAATTCTTGAGAGATATCCTCAATGTGATTTGATTTTAACAGGACATAATCATCGAACTTTTGTTGAGGAGAAAGATGGTCGACTTCTGGTCAATCCGGGGGCTTTGACAAGACACACCGCCGATCTACATGATCATAGACCATGTGTCTTTTGTTGGAACGTGTTAGATAATACAGTTGAGCAAGTATTCTTATCTATCAAGCAAGATGTTGTTTCTCGGGAACATATAGAGAGAAAAGAAAATCGAGATGCAAGAATCATGGCGTTTGTGGAACGTTTGAATGCTGATTGGCAAAGAAGTGTTTCCTTCGAAGAGAATCTGGAACAATTTTGTCATGTGAATCAGATAAAAGAATCTGTTTTACAAATCATTGGGATGGCGGTGGATCGTGCGGAGAACCAGATATAATAGATTGACACCAAAATTGGCTGTACTTGAGTTTTGTAAATTATGTGCAGAGGA